GTTTAGTCGACTAAAACACGGAAATTTGTTGATATTTAAGCTATTCTTTACTACATGAGTACAAAAACAGCCGAAAATCTCTCTTTACGATGGGCACAGGGGGAGGTGTTCAACGCAAAAAACCGATTTAGAGTCCTCGTGGCTGGCAGAAGATTCGGAAAATCCTATTTATCCTGTATCGAACTACTCAAAGCAGCAATAGACCGCCCTGGCGAAACCTACTTCTACTGTGCCCCAACATATCGCATGGCAAAAGACATCGCATGGAAAGAAATCAAAAAACTTATCCCACGAGAATGGATTCAGTCAAAAAACGAAACCGACCTCAAAATCGAACTAATCAATGGATCGCTAATCGAACTAAAAGGCACAGAAAACGCAACAACCCTGCGTGGCCGAAGCCTCGCTGGAGTAGTACTTGACGAAGCAGCCTTCATGGATTCCGATGTCTGGTTCCAAGTTATTCGACCAGCCCTCGCAGACAAACAGGGATGGGCACTATTTATCTCCACACCAGACGGCACAGCATCCTGGTTTTACGATTTATGGTGTTACGTCCCAGAAGATGAAACAGGTGATTGGAAACGCTGGAGCTTCACAACAATAGACGGGGGTAATGTTCCAGCCGAAGAAGTCGAGGCAGCCAAGGCCCAACTAGATAGCAGAACATTTAAGCAGGAGTTTGAGGCAAGTTTCGAGAATCTCACTGGTCTCGTTGCAGTCTCATTTTCAGATTCCAACATTTCTAGCGAAGCGGAGGACATATCCATCGCCCCACTTTTACTAGGAGTCGATTTTAACGTAGACCCACTCTGCGGAATTTGTGCAGTCCGACACCAAGGCATTCTCTACGTCTTTGACGAAATAATTTTGACAGGCGGTGCAACAACCTGGGATTTTGCCGAAGAAGTTACAAATCGTTACGGAGTAGAAAGACGCATAATCGCTTGCCCCGACCCAACGGGATCTGCCCGAAAAACATCAGGAGTAGGTTCAACGGACCACACTATTCTGCGTAGAAGTGGATTTACTGTGTCATCTCCCAGATCCCCTTGGAAAGTCCGTGACAAAGTAACAGCAATCAATACTGCACTATATGACGCAGCAGGAGAAAGACGAACTCTAATCCACCCACGCTGCAAAGAACTGATAAAATCCCTCCGCACCCTGACTTACGCTCCAAACACAGGTATGCCGAACAAAAACCTTGGAGTTGACCACGCATTTGACGCTTTTGGCTACCTCTGCCTCCAACAATTCAATCTTGCCAAGCCAGAGACATTAGGGCAAACTTCGTTTAGAATATACTAAGATACCTAATTCTTACTATGCCTTATCATACTGGGATGAAAAAGAAGAAAAAGAAAAAGAAGGGAGGCAAGAAGCGTAGTGAATGTTCCTGTAAATAAAGCGTTATACTCCAGAGTAAAAGCAGAAGCAAAGCGTAAATTCAAAGTTTACCCATCTGCTTACGCTAACGCATGGCTTGTACGAGAGTACAAAAAACGTGGAGGTACTTATCGAGTGGAGAAAAAACGTGCCACAAAAAAGAAAAAGTAATGCAAATCCTAGAGCCAAAGGTGGTTTAACCCGTTGGTTCAAGGAGAACTGGGTCGATGTCAAAACGGGCAAGCCTTGTGGTCGTTCAAAAGGAGAAAAAAGAGGCTATCCAGCGTGTAGACCAAGTAAACGTGTCTCAAGTAAGACACCTAAGACTGTTGGCGAGATGTCAGCAGCCGAAAAAGCAAGATTTAAACGTGAAAAAACAGGAAGCAAGAAGATAACATACCAACATAGACGTAAAAAACGTAAAAAAAGTTAAAAATGGCTAAATCTCACGCAATGGCAAGATGTCAAGGTTACATCGCAAGTGTCAAAAAAGGTAAGAAAAAGAAAACTAAGGCAAAAAAGAAGAAAAAATGAGTGTAAAATCTCGTGTAAAGCGGTAACATAGAGTTATCTAGGAAAAATCATGCCTAAAAAGTCCTATTCTGCAAAACAAAGGAAATTAGCTGCTGTCGCACCTCCTAGAGATAAGATCACTGCTGCTGATCTGAAGAAATTACGCTCCAAGAAGAAGAAAAAGAAGAAATGAAACTAACTACTCGTCAAAAGAACCTACTGGATAAACATTCGGAGCATCATAGTGCCAAGCACATGGAGTTTATGAAAAGACGTATGCGAGCAGGAGACACTTTTACCCAAGCCCACAAAAAGGCACAGGCGAAGGTAGGTAAATAATGAGAAAACGTAAATCTGTAAGTTTATCTGTTGGTAGAGGAGAAAAATCTAAAAAGGGTGGCTTGACAGCAAAAGGCCGTGCGAAATACAACAGAGCAACAGGATCTAACCTTCAAGCACCAGTTACCAAAAAGAAAAACCTCACTCCCAAAGAAAAAGCAAGAAGAAAATCTTTCTGTGCGAGAATGAAGGGAGTAAAAGGTCCACTTAAAGACAGTAAAGGCAGACCTACAAGAAAAGCGTTAGCCTTAAAACGATGGAGGTGTTGACATGACTTACGCATTACCAGGCAGAATCCAAACTGCCATAACAGCCAGTTCCTATTTAGGCGGTAGCGATAGTCCGTTTACTCGCACCAGAGCAGTAGTAGACATGATGAAAGGTTGGGAAATAATGAGAGCAGTAACAGAAGGAACAGAATATCTTAGAGAAAACTCTGAAGCATTTTTACCATTAGAACCAAGAGAAGATTATGATGCTTACTTAGCAAGAGTAAACAGAGCAGTATTTAGTCCTTTTACGCAAAGATTGATAAGAGCAGCTACAGGTCTTGTATTAAGAAAACCAATATCATTGATAGGGGATCCTTATTGGACCGAGATGTTCAAAGCAGATGTCGATGGTTGTGGCTCAGATTTAGACGAATATGCAAGAAGATTATTAATGTGTTCTCTTACATATGGTCAAAGTCATATTCTTGTAGATTATCCTGCACCTGGAGGGGCTGTTAGTTTAGCCGAAGAACGTCAGCAAAATCGCAGACCTTATTGGATTGAAGTCGATCCAACAAATATTTATGGCTGGAGATTAGATAGAGAATCAAACTACGGCAACTTGATACAGGTGAGACTAGCCGAAAAAGCAGTTCTACCTGATGGGGACTTTGGTGAAAAGATTTACGACCAAGTTAGAGTAATAGAACCAGGTCGTTACCGTGTTTTCAGAAAAAGAGAAACAGTTGAAGATCTTTATGAAGACGATGGCGGTGGATATGCAGGAAGTATGTCCAGTCCCGAAGGAGCAAAAGACTACGAATTAGCAGAATCAGGTGAGTTTTCTCTTGGTGAAGTACCTTTAGTTTCAATTTATTCTGGAAAAGTTGAAAATTTAGTAAGTAAACCACCTCTACTTGATATTGCATATTTAAATCTTGCACATTTTCAAAGACAAGCAGATTTAATTCATAGTTTACACGTTGCATCTCAACCAATGCTTGTAATGGAAGGGTATGACGATCAGACCAAAGACCTTGCTATATCTGTTAATTATGCAATGGCAACTCAGCCAGGAAATAAAGTTTATTATGTCGAACCAGCTTCTAGTGCTTTTGATGCTCAATCAGCAGAAATAAAAGAACTACAGATGCAGATGGCAACACTAGGAATTAGTACATTATCACAACAGAAGTTTGTAGCCGAATCAGCAGATGCCCGTAGGTTAGATCGTGTAGACACCAACTCCATGCTCGCAATGGTATCTATGGAGCTTGAGCAAAAGCTACAGAAAGCCTTCAATCTCTCTGCTGAATATGTTGGAATCGAACCACCAGAAGTAAAGATCAGCAGAGACTTTGACATCGAAAGATTAATAGGACAGGATATTACAGCCTTAACATCACTATTCGATCAACAAGTCATTGATAGAGAAGAGTTTAGAGATATTTTAGTACAAGGTGAAGTGCTTCCTAACGCAAATGAGGTCAAACCAGAATAGTCTGCTACAATAGTGTGTAAGTACATATAAATTATGGGCAAACATCTAGATTATGTTCAGCAATCTGATGGAACATATAAGTGGGAACTGGCAGAGATTCCAGCCGTCAAGTCCACTCCAGCAGAAACACCTAAACCAAAAGCTGAAACACCTAAGAAACCAGTTTCTAACAAAAAGAAATCTACAGGAATTTTATCCGAATAATTTATGGCAATCGAAGAAAAAGTAGTTCAGTCTGAGTCTGTGGCTCCTACTGATCAGTCCGTGACTGAAACTCCTTCACA